AAAAAATATTTAATAAAGAATAAATAATTTGTGGACTTTTCTGAAACATCTAATTTAAAAAATACTACTTTTACTTTAAACAAAGTAGAAAAAAATATTTCAATAGATAGCATCGCTCAAAAAATAAAAAATTTGAGAAAGATGCCTTTTCATGAAGTATTCATTATTATTCCAATGAATCTTTATGACAAAATATATTCTTTGTTGGAAATTCAAAATATAACAGTAGTTGGGTTTGTACCTCAAAAAGACAACACGATAATAATGAAAGTTTCATAATGGCAGAAGAGTCAGACAATTATGAAATTGTAGAAAATAGTTCTGATGGCGACTATCCGCCAGCTATGCCCATCAATGAAAGTATTCGCGAAGCTCTTTCTCGGCTTGATGAACAAAGAAGTATGTTAAAACAAGAAGAATCTGGTGATGCAGATTTTGGGTTTGATGATTCGACTTTGGGTTATGGGACATATGATGGAAGAGATGTTGAAATATATGGTGAAAAAGAAGACAGAGAAGATACAATAATAAAAAATTTAGAAGAAGATTTAAATTATTCTGCCTATTTTTATGAACGATATGGAAGTGTAGAGTTTTATTTTACATTAGAAGACATTTATCAAAAAACAGGATTTGATACTGCTAGTGATAAAAAAGTTACTGTAAAAATCATAAAAGATGGAAAACTTTATATTTCAGATTTCGTAAATCCAAATCAAATATTGGAAGAATTGATTGATGGAGTAGTTTCCTTTTTAGTTTTCAAGGTAAACGGACAAATTGCAAGAATTACCGGAACGTTAAAAGAAGAATTGGTAAATGGTGATGAGCATGTTCGCAATGCAGCATTTTCTCTTTTGCCTGATGGAAGAGTTCTTCTTTGGAATGTTATGAAACAAAAGTGGAGTTCTTTTTATCCAGACAATTTATTGGAAATGACACGCGACGATACGTCTGCATTTGAATAAATATTATGGATGGAAGAGCCCGAAGATTTACTCAAAACAGAACGTCATCTCAATACTCTTTTATTGAGAGAGGCAAGACTCATAATTAAAAATTATGAATCTTATCTGTTGGATAAAATAACTTCTAAAGCTCTTGCGGAAAAGATGTTAAGCCTTGCACATATAATAAAAAGAGTTGACGAATTCAACAAAGACTCTTGAATTAAAATTTTTAATATGGTAGAATATGCATATGTTTCACTGTGATCACAATATCCCTTTGGGTACGGCTCTGGATTATTCCGATGTGTTGATTGTTCCTTCTATTTCAGAAGTCAAATCCAGAAAAGATGTAAGCCTTGAAGTAGAAACTACTTTTCGATGTGGCACCTCTTGGAGAGGTGTGCCAATCATGGCTGCAAACATGTCAACAGTCGCTACACATGAAATGGCAAAAGTTTTAGCAGAGCATAAAATGGTAACTTGTCTTCGCAAAGGTGGAGATTATTACAATGCATTTGCCATCAGTTATCCTGATATAGAAAAATATGTTTCCTTGACTTTGGGTCTTGATGCAGACAGCAAATTGTTTGTAGACAGATCCGACATAAAGGATCCTACGTTTGTATGCGTTGATGTTGCAAATGGTTATATGACGGAGTTTCATAAATTCGTAAAGAAAGTGAGAGAAAAATGGCCGAAGTCAATTTTGATTGCAGGGAATGTAGTAACCCACGAAGGGGTGTTGGCATTGTCAGAAGTTGGTGTAGACCTAGTAAAAGTGGGAATAGGCTCGGGGTCGATGTGCCTTACGAGACGAGTAGCAGGAGTAGGTTATCCCCAGCTCTCAGCGGTGCTAGAGTGTGCGGAAACAGCCGCAGCATCCGGTATTGGGATCGTTGCTGATGGTGGAATAATTTATCCCGGAGATTTTGCAAAATCATTTGTAGCTGGCTCTGCGTTCGTCATGGCTGGAGGAATTTTTGCTGGTCATGATGAATGTGGAGGTGAGATACGACACATGGAGCACGGAAGACTTACCATGTTGCATTATGGCATGAGCAGCAAAACTGCAAATGAAAAATACAACGGTGGTCTTTCCGATTATCGCGCCTCTGAAGGGCGCACTGTAGAGGTTCCTTACCGTGGATCTGTACGCAATACGATACAAGAAATTTTTGGCGGTATTCGCTCGGCTTGTTCTTATGTTGGCGCTTTTGACTTGCCTTCTTTGTATGAGCGTGGTAAAATAGTGCGTGTCAATCGCACGATAAACAACGTTTTTGAAGAGCACGAAATATGAACATTTTTGTTTTGGACAACGATCCTAAAATTGCCGCACAGATGATGTGTGACAAGCATGTAGTTAAAATGCTTCTAGAATCTTGTCAGCTGATGTCAACCGCACATCATATCTTGGATGGCAAAAGACTTGTTGTCCAAACCAAAAAAGGTCCATGTTTGACAAAAATGTGTGAAAATAAAAATATTTGCAAACCAACTATGGTTAATCATCCGTGTACAATTTGGACACGTGCTAGCAGATCAAATTATATTTGGCTCTGGAATCACACAGAAGAACTTTGCAAAGAATATACAAATCGCTATGGCAAAATTCATGCCATGGAAAAAATGGTATTGAATGAATTGTATTTTGTTCCATTTAATACTCCTAAAATTGAATTGACTTCATTTGCACAGGCAATGCCAGATCAATATAAAAACGAAGATGCAGTAACTGCATATCGCAATTACTACATCAACGAAAAGTCAAGATTTGCAAAATGGAAAAAAGGAAATGTACCTGAGTGGTACAGCAGTGTTATTTCTGGCGTGGCACCCTAATTGTTTGTCCGGGTTTTAATTTCATCGGATCAACATTTGGGTTTGCTGCCTGAACACCTTCCATGCCTTTTTGAGTTGATCCACCAATTTTCCAAAAACTATCTCCGGGCTTGACAACATAATCTTCAACATCACTTTGTTGTTCTGGAGCTTTTGGTTCTGCTGGTTTAACAGGAGCAACTGTTGTAGTTTGAGTTTTTTGTTCCGGAGCTTTTGTAGTTTCTGGTGGTTTCATATTACCGGGCTTGCAATTTGGACCAGTGCATGTCATATAAGTTTCTTTGAATTTAGAAACATTTTTTGCCCAGTGTTGATTTAAATTAGTAGGATCATTTGCCACACCTTGTGGTGCCCATCTTTTTCCCATAAAAGTTACAAAGTCATCAGCTTTATCTGACTGTTCATATCTTTCTCTATTTTTAAGAAGAGAAGCTGCTGCCCAACCAGCCTGACGATCTAAAGTTTTTTCTTCTGTATCTCCGGGCTGTTCCATTGCGGCAGGACTCAATACACCAAATTGTCTTCCTCTTCTTCCCGCTTCCCCTTTTCTAATAGCATATAACATCGAAAGATTATCATAATCTGTATCAGCAATATTATTTCTCTTCGCAGCAGTTAATATTGTATCATACTCATTTGGAAAATGTGCTTTTAAATTTTCATGAAATTTTGCATGATAATTATCAGAAGTTTCTACTGTACCTTGATCTTCTCTTAAAAATTGTTTAAAAGTTTTCATATTTGTACTTGCTATTAATAGGGTTAATGGTATAATAAAGCGTAATAAAGGATACCACATGAACGTAAAAGTATTTAGACTAAAGTCAAACGAAGAAATTATCGCCCGTTACGAAGAAAAGGGTGATGACATTCTTTTCAAGGATGCCGCAGTTCTTGTTCCAATGCAGGCTGGACAAATTGGTCTAATGCCTTGGCTCATGTATACAAAGGCAGATAAGGGAATTTTGATTCCTAAGAGTTTTGTCGCCTTCAGCGTCGATCCTGTCGATGAGATGAAGGAGCAGTATGATGCAAGTCTTAACAAGGGACTCGTTACGCCTAACAAGACGGTGAAGAAGACGCCGTTGAAGCTGACGACGGATTAATGAATATAGATACGATAATCAAGTTTTATGTTCCAATTGCCAAGCCTCTTTCTATGGCAATGGAAAGACAGAAAAAGCATATTTCAATAATTGTCCATAAAAAAGAAATTATTGCAATAGGACAAAATGAGTACAAGACTCATCCACAGAGCATAAAACTTGGTTATCGCTATCCTGAAATGCATTCTGAACTGGACGCATTTCGTAAGGTTCCACGAAGTCTTCGCGATAAAAAACTTGTTCTTTTGAATTTTAGATTTAACAGATTTGGTAATTATCGAAACGCCAAGCCTTGTCCAATTTGTCATAAGTGGTGCAAAGATATTTTTCATGATATTTTTTATACCACTGATGATGGTTTTGTTCAGCTGGAGGACTAATGGAAACTCGCAATATTATTGATCACTATGCATACTGGAGAGATGATGCAATCCGAGCTGATCTTGAGACTAAGCGCTTTAACTATAGTGTTTTGTGTTGCAATATTGGTAACGATTTTAATATTGCAACCGTTATACGAAATGCTAATGCATTTTTGGCGAAAGAGGTAGTGATATATGGTAACAAAAAATACGACCGTCGTGGCACGGTTGGTACGCACCATTACACCAACTTCCGTCATGTCAAAGGGATTGTTGATCTCAATTCCTATATTGAAGAAACTTTTTCCAAGTATGAAGAAAAAGTTAAACTGCTTGGAATTGACAATATACGTGAGGCAAAAAACATAAACACATTTGATTTTGATCCTGAAATTCATTATATAATGATTTTTGGTCAAGAGCAAATTGGAGTTCCTGCGGATGTTCTAAGTATGTGTGATGACACCCTGTATATTCCGCAGTATGGATCTGTGCGTAGTATAAATGTTGGCTCTGCAAGTGCAGTTGTGATGAATGCATATTGTTCTGCAGTGCAAGCGACTCTGGGCCCCGGAGTATAACAGGTTGGGGCTTTCCTTCCCCGATGGTGTAACGGTAGCACCTTTGATTCTGGTTCAAATTGTCTAGGTTCGAATCCTAGTTGGGGAATTATAAATAATAAGTCATGGTAATTACACCCTTCTTAACAATACAAAATCAACTTAAAATTTTACACTGGCAAACCAAATCTTATTCTGAGCATAAAGCTTTAGGAAAAGCATATGAAATGCTAGATCCAATCATTGATCAATTTGTTGA